CTCGCCGCCCGCGCCATAGCGCTTGACCAGGGGAAAGCCGGTCGTCGTGCCGTCGCCGATCCCGAGGCTCTCGTCCACGGCGCCGAAATCGAAGGGATCGCGAAAGCGGAAGGCGCGGGCCGCCCCGCGCCGCGCGCGGAAGAAGGCGATGAGCGTCGCGATGTCCGCCTCGGAGCGGACGCCCGGCCCGGCATCGAAGCGCAGCCGCGCATCGGCCCAGTCGGCATTGCGCTGCTCGACCCCGGCCGCCGTCGTCACGATCGCGGTCGAGAAAGCCGGCGCCACGCTCGCCTCGCGGCCCAGCGCCAGCGGGAAATCCACATCGTCGAAGGCCTGCATGGTCCCCTCCCCGAGATCGAACATGGTGAAACCGTCACGCGCCACCTGCGGCAGCGCCCAGAGGAAGGCGCGCGCCACGCCACGCCCCCGCGCGGCCCGCGCCGCCGCCTCGATGCGCGGCCAGAAGGTCGCGGCGTCGGCCCCGTCCAGCACGAAGCCGGCGAAATAATCCTGCCGGTCCGGCGGATAGCCAAGCCGCTCGGCCGCGACGGCGGCGGCGCGGGCGCTCGCCCCGGTGTCGCCGGCCTGCACCCAGTCATAATCCTCCAGCTGGAGGCGATCGAAGGCCGGGCTCGCCCAGCCGATCGGCAGGTTGGCGCGCATCGCCTCGGGCATGCGCGGATCGAGCACCGTCGGCAGATAGGCGAGCAGCAGCACCTCGGCGTCGGGCGCGACCGCCTTCACCGCCGCGCCGATCGCCTCCGTCGAGGCGGCAAGCAGCAGCCCGGCCGCGTCGAGCACCGCCGTCTGCGCCGGGCTTAGCGGGCCGATCAGGCTCGCCACCTGATCGACGTCCGGCCCGAGCGCCGCCCGCGCGGCCGCATCGTGGAGACAGATCGTGCCGTCCGCGCGCGTCCACCACCAGGGCTCGCCGACCTGGACGCGCACCGGGCCGGCCCCGGCGGCCAGCCCCGCGAAGGCCGCCGCCACGGCGCGGAGATAGGCCATGGCCGGATCGCTGGCCGGCGACAGCAGGGTCGAGGGCGGGTCCCAGCCGGTCAGCGCCGGCGATCCGTCCGCCGCGCGCTGCTTCCAGTCCTCCCAGCAATGCTGGTCGAGCAGCTCGTAGGAGAGCGACAGGATCACCTCGAAGCCCAGCGCCGCCGCCTGCGCGAGGAAATCGCGATGCCACGCCTCCGCCGCGACGTTCAGCACGCCGCCCGCCAGGCTGACGAGGTGCGCGCCGGCGCCCGCCTCCCGTCCGAGCCGGAAATAATGGCTCATGCCGACATAATGATCGATCGCGCCGCGATAGCCGAGGCCGAGGATCTGGCGCAGCACCCGCGCGGGCGTCTGGTCATAGGCATCGTCATAACCGGTCGCGATCATCAGGCCGTGGGGCGGCACCAGCCCGTCGCCGATCGCCAAGGTCGATCCGGCGCCGTCGCTGGCCATCGCGGTGAGTTCCACCCACGCTTCCGCCGGGGCGGCCAGGTCGCCCGCGCCACCGGTGTAGCCGGGCGGCACCAGCGACAGGAACAGGCGGTCGATGTCGCCCGCCCACACCGGGTCCGCATCGGCGGGCAGCGCGAAGCCGCCGTCCATCGCGCCGAAATCGAGCCGGACCGTCGCATCGTCCGGCGTCCCCTCGGCATAGTTCCAGAGGCGGACGTACCAGCTCCGCGCAGCGCCCGAGGCGTCCCGCCCCTCGATCGTCAGCGTCGGGCCATTGACCGCGTCGAGCGGCATCAGCCCGGACGAGCGCCAGCGGAATGCCAGGGTGCATTGCCGGAAATCCCGCGCCGTCTCGTAGCGCAGCAAGGGATGGTCGATCGTGTCCGCCGCATCCCAGATCAGGCCGGCGAGATCGTCCGTCCGGTAGAAGACGGCATCGACCCGGAGCGCCTGCAGCCCGGTGGTCGTCACCGCCGCCATCATCGGGCGCGGGAAGTTCACCGTCCAGAAACGGGGATCGAAACGCTTGATCCAGCCGCCCGCCTGCGCGCGGGCGCGTGCCGCATCGGCCTCGCCGGCCAGCCACCAGCCCATGGTCAGCGATCCGCCTGGGCCAGCGCGCGGGACACCGCCCGCGCCACCTGCCGGCTCGACTGGGCGAGCGCGCGGGGCTCGGTGCCGGTGGGCGCGGCGATGCTGATCGCCACGCGCACGTCGCGGGCCGGGGCCGTGGTCGCGGCCGGGGCAATGCTGCCGGCGGAGGTCGGCACAAACAGCTCCGGCCCCCGCTCGCCCACCATATAGGGCCGCCCCGGCGACACCGGCCCGCCGGTGGCGCGGCCGGGCGATCCGAACAGTGCGCCCAGCAGGCCGGTGCCGCCGCCGGGCTCGCCCACGCCGCTTATGCCGATCAGCGACGCGAGGCCGCTCTTCACCGCCTCCCCCGCCATCTGGGACAAGGCCGAGATCACGGCCTGCTCCAGGTCGGCGAAGCCGAGCTTGCCCGCCTGCACGGCGCGGGCGAGGCCATTCTCGATCAGGGTCGCGGCGCGATCGGCGCCGGTGCCCAGCGCCTTCTGCAGCGAGGCCTGCATGGTCGCGGTGTCCTGCGCGAAGGCCTGCGTGTCGGCGCGCACGCCGATCATCACCGTCTCTACCGTCTCATCCATCGGGAAATTGCTCCTTCAGCGCGGCGATCGTCGCGACGTCGGGCAGGAGGCCGGCGGCCGTTGGCGGCGTCGCGAAGGCGGCCAGCACCGCCTCCAGTTCCGCCGGCGTGGCGCGCCAGAACTCGTCCGGCCGCCAGCCCAGCAAGGCGCCCGCGAGGCCGGCGAGGCGGGTGGCGGAGGCGGCAAACGCCGTGCTCCGGCGCAGGCCGGAGCGTTGGGAGGCAGGGCCGGTGCCCTCCATCCAGGGCTCCGGCCTGCGCCGGAGCACGGAATCGCTCACAGCCCCTTCACGATCTGGCCGAGCAGAGTGCGCAGCACCGGCGTCAGCACGGCGATGCCCGCCTCCACCACCTGCTCGCCGAAACTCTCGTGGGTCAGGTCATTCGGCCTGCCGACGAGGCAGTGGAACACCAATGCCACCGTATCGGCGAGGGTCAGCGTGCCGGCGGCCGCCTGCTCGACCAGAGCGAAAAGCGGGCCGACCTGCTGCTCGGCAGTGACCAGGGCCGCGAAGCTGGGGCGGACGGTGAGCGTCTGGCCGCCGATTGCGAGCGCGGTCTCGCCGCGCGCGGGGTTGGCCGGCGCGCTCATGCCGACACCACCGGGCCGGAGGATTCGAGCGCCAGCGTATAGGCGCGCTCCCCATTGAAATCGCCCGAATAATCCAGCCGGGTGAGGAGGAAGCGGCCCTGCATGGACTCGCCGCTCTCGAAGCTCAGCCGGTAATCGTCGAGCCGGCCGCCAAGCGCGTTGGCCTTGAGGCGCGCCTCGGCGGCCGAGCCGGTGAACACCCCGCTCCCTGCCACCGAGACGCTGCGCGTGCCGGCGCCGGACAGCAATTCGCGCCAGCCGCCCGAATCCTTGCTGGTGATCGCCACCAGCTCACCGGCGATCGACAGCTGCGTGGTGCGCAGGCCGGCGACGGTGGAGAATACGGGCGTGGCGCTGCCGTCGCCGACCTTGAGCAGGAAGGCGCTACCGCTTTACCGCTTTCTGCGGGCATGGAAATCTCCTTCTGTTGGATGAAGCCCCTCCCCGGAAGGGAGGGGGCGCTACAGTTCCAGCGTCCGCACCCGGTAATCGAGCCGCCCCGCCCACGGCCCGCCGGGATCGCGGACAATGCGGGCGCGCAGGAAGAGCAGGCTGGCGATGCGGTGGCCGGCGAGATCGCGCGGCATCGCCTCGATCGCATCCTCGGTGCGGCCGATCAGATCGTGCAGCCGGGCGGGCGTCCTGCCGTCGTCCCAGATCGCGACCGACAGGCGATGCTCGCGGCCGCGCCCGGTCTTGTGGCTCCAGTCGGTGGTCGAGCCGTCCGACAGGGCGATATAGGGGCGGACGGCATCGGCGGGCGGGCCGTCATAGATGCCGGTGACGCCGAGCGCGGCCGCGCGCAGCGTCGCGACCAGCGCGCGCTGGAGCGCCTGCGCCGCGTCGCTCATCGCACCAGCTCCGTGAAATCGCGCAGCCGCGCATCGGTGAGCGAGCGGATCGCGAGGGCCCGCCCGGTCAGCGCGATGCCGCCCGCGACGAGCGACACCCGCACATCGGCCGGCACCTCCCGCGCGATCGCCATGGCGACCCGCGCCTCGGCACCGGCCAGCGCGGCGGCCACGGCGGGGGACAGGCGGATGTCGGTCATCGTACGTCCTCCAGCGTGAAGGCGAGACGGTTGGGCCAGGCCGGGTCGACCGCGACGGTGCGGACGGCGAGCAGCAGCAGGCGCCATTGCAGGCGGTCGCCGGGCACGACGTCGGCCCCGGCGCGCAGCACCGCCCGCCAGCGCGTCCCCGCCGAGGGGAGATCGCCCGCGCCCCAGGGCGCCGGCGCGACCGGCTCCAGCGCCGCCCAGGCCGACCCGATGACGGACCAGCCGCCGTCCGCCCCGCCGAGATCGTCCCGCCCGGCGGCCCGGCGCAGGATCGCGACGCGCTGGCCGAGCGCACCGGCGAACTCGCCGCTCATCGCAGCCGCATCCGGCGATAGGGCCGCCACAAGGCCGTCAAGGCAGCGGGCGGCCCGGCATCGTCCGCCGCATCGCGATGGGCATGGAGATGGGCAACCAGCCGGACGATGCCCTGCCGCAGCGGTGCGGCGAGCGAGGCCCAGTCGGCGGCGAGGCCCGCCGTATAGCCGACCTGCAGCCGCTGTGCGGCGACCGGCGCGGTGAGCCGCACCCAGCCGTCACCCGAGGCATCGATGTCGATCGCATAGGCCCCGACCGGCAGCGCCGCCGCCCCGCCCGACGGATCGAGCATCGCGACCGAGCGGATCGCGCTCACCGGCGTCGCGGGCAGGCGCTGCCATTCCGGGCTGCACGCCGACACCGCGTCCGATCGCTCGGACGCGAACAGGGCGAGGCCGGTGACGCGCTCGCACAGCCCGATCGCCACGGTGGCGAGGGTCGCCAGCAGCGCATCCTCCTCCCCGCCGTCGATCCGCAGATAGGCCCTGGCATCGGCCACGGCCTGCGCCGGCGCGGCCATCACGCCGCCGCCAGGTCGAGCGTGCGGGTGAGCGTGCGGTCGTCGGCCAGCGTCACCGTATGCCGCAGACGGTAGGCCACGCCCCGCACGCCCCCGCCGATGCGCGCGGCGGTGATGCCCGGCGCGGCCTCCACCGGATCGATCGTCAGGCCTTCGGGCCGGCAGGTCCACGCGCTCTCCGCGATGGCGACGCCGAGCAGCCGCGCGCTCGGCCACGCCACGCGATAGTCGAGCGTGGCATCGGGGGATTTGGTCAGCATCGGGGGGCTCTCCGGCGGGGGATGGCAAAGAAAAGGCCCGCGCGACGGGGATCGCGCGGGCCGGGCATGCATGGCGGGAGGAGGATCAGGCGGCCGAGAATTTCATCAGCTTGATCGCCTGCGAATCTGCCACCGCGCCGCCGATCCGGCGGGTCGCGTAGAAATGGACGAAGGGCTTGTGGCTGAACGGATCGCGCAGGATCGCGGTCTCGCCGCGCTCGGCGACGAGATAGCCCGCGCGAAAATTGCCGAAGGCGATCGGCGTGGTGCCCGGTCCGATGTCCGGCATGTCCTCGGTCTCGACCACCGGATAGCCGAGCAGCGTGTCGGGCTGCCCCGCCATCAGCCCCGGCGACCACAGGAACTGGCCCTCCGCCGTCTTCATCTTGCGGATCATGGCCAGCGTGAAGCCGTTCATCACGAACACCGCACCCTGCCGGTAGGGCGCGCGCAGCGACTGGACGAGATCGACCAGCCGGTCCTCGGGCTCGGTCGCGGGGAAATCGCCGTCCACCCCGGTGGCGAGATACTGGATCGTTCCGAACGGGCGCGTGTCGTCGCCGAGGGGGGACTGGGGCGCCTGCAGGAACCCCCTGGGCTTGTTGGCGCCGTCGCCGTTGACGAAGGCCGCGCCCTCGGCCCGCGCGAATTCGGTGGCGATCTCCTGCGCCAGCCAGCCTTCGAGGTCGAAGCCCGCATCGTCGAGCATCGCCTGCGTCGCCGCCGGATTGGCGAAGAGGTCGCCCATCGGCGGCGCGATCTCGTGGAACACCGGCGTGCCGGTCTCGGGCCGCGCCGCATTCTCGGCTGCCCAGCCCGACTGGACGCCGCCCGAGGTCACCAGCTTGCGATAGCCCGCCGAGCCCACGGTCACGACGTTGGCGATGCCCCGGATCGGCGAGATCGCGACCAGCGTCGAGGCGATGGCGGCATCGATCTCGCGCGGCACGGCATAGCCGCCGCTGCTGTCCGCGGTGCCGTCGATCGCCTTCACCTCGATGCCGGCGGCATTGCCGTGGCGCAGATAGCGATCGACGAACTGCTTGGTCTCGGGCGCGGCGGCGCCGGACAGCGGGGCGCGGGCGGCGGCGATGGTGCCGGCGTCGAGCCGGGCCTTGAGATCGGCCATGCCGGCGCGCAGTTCGGCAATGTCCTCGGCCCCCGCGAAGCTCGCCTCCAGCGGATCGAACAGCGGGTCCTGCTTGGTCTCGTACATGCAAATCTCCTCAGACATTCTTGTCCTCCTCGTGAACGGCATGGACCCGCGCGCCGGGCTGCATCGGGAAGGTCACCAGCGAGACCTCGACCAGATCGAGATCGGTGATCGTGCGGCCCCTGGGCGGGCGCGGCCGATTGGCGCGCACGCGATAGCCGAAGCTCAACCCACCCACGGCCCCGTCGCGGAGCAAGGCGGCGGCCTCGGCGGCATGGCCGGCACCGGGGGTAAGCCGGCCGATCACACGCAGCCCGCGCGCATCCTCGGCCAGCCTCTCGATCCGCCCGATCGGATGCTCGGGGCGGTGCTGCCAGAGCAGGGGCACGCCCCGGCCCTGCCCGATCGCGCGGGCGAAGGCGCCCCGGCGGATCACGTCGCCGCCGCGATCGGCCGTGTCGAACAGCGCGGCATAGCCGGCGAAGCGGAGGGTCACGGGCGCGCCTCTCCCTTGTGCTCCGGCGGCAGCGGGTGCGTCGGGTGGCCAGCGCGGCGCACGGCATCCAACGCTCCGGCCTGCGCCGGAGCACAGGGGGACGCGCTCCTCATTCCCGCACCAGCGGCATGAGACCGAGCTTCACCGCCATGCCGAGCATGACGAGGGCGAGCACGATCCGCACTATCCACGCCACCACCGCGTCGCGCGCGGCGCGCTTGGCGTCGCGCCAGGCGGAGAGCAGCTGGCGCAGCTCGTCGAGATCGGCCCGGGCACCGGGATCGGCAAGGCCGAGCCGTTCCAGCGCGCGCTCGGCGCCCAGCTCGCTCGCCTCCTCGACGATGGCGCGGAGCGTCAGCGGGTCGGCGCCCTCGCTCTGCCCCTCCTCGACGAGGCGCGCGAGCAGCAGGCTTTCGGTTTCGGGTGTCATATCGCTTCTCCGAAAAGACGGCGCTCCGGCGCGGGCCGGAGCCGGGGATGGCGCGTTCAGGCCGGCCTCGGCCCGAAGCCGAGCATCTGGCGTTTCTCGTCGTCGGTGAGGAAATCGGCACCGGCGAGCTGCGCCCACAGCGCCTGCCGGTCGCTCGCCAGCGCCGGGACGGAATCGAGATCGATGGCGAGCGTCAGGTCCGGCCACCAGCCGGCGAGGCCCGCCCCCAGCGCCGCCACGATCTTCTGCGCCAGCGGCAGGATGGTGAGCCGCCACAGGGCCCGGTTCGCCTCGGAATAATTGGCATAGGTGTTGTCGCCGGGGAGGCCGAGCAGCATCGGCGGCACCCCGAAGGCCAGCGCGATCTCCCGCGCGGCGGCCGCCTTCAGGTTGATGAAGTCCATGTCGGCGGGCGTCAGGCTCAGCGCCTGCCAGCGCAGCCCACCTTCCAGCAGCATCGGCCGCCCGGCATGGTTCGCGCCCGCAAAGCCCGCCTCCATCTCGGCGCGCAGCCGGTCGAGCTGGTCGACGCTGAGCGTCGCGCCCGGCTCGCCCGGATCGTAGACCAGCGCGCCGGAGGGCCGCGCGGCATTGTCGAGCAGCGCCTTGTTCCAGCGCGTCGCGGCATTGTGGGTCGCGACCGGACCGGAGGCGGCGCCGAGATTGCCGAGGCCATAATGATCGTCGAGCGGATGCATGGCGCGGACGTGGACCAGCCCCGGCCGCCCGTCCGGCGCGGTCGCCGCGATGCGCAGCGCATGGCCCGCCGCGCGATAGACGTAGCCGGCCGGCCAGCCCGTCGCATCGGGCTCCACCGTCACCCGCTCGGGCCGCAGCGGGAAGAGCAGGGCCGGCATCCCGTCCGCATCGCCGACGATCTGCACATAGGCGTTGCCGTGGAGCAGCATATGGGTGGCGACGCTCTCGACCAGCCCGCCGGAGAGCAGGGCCGTGGCCGGGTGCGTGTCCGGCGTCGCGTCGATGGCGATGCTGCCCGCCCCTTCCGCGACGATGCGGACGGCACGCTGGGCGACGGCATTGCTCAGATAGGCGGCGCGCACCTGCGCCTCGTAGCCGGACGGCCAGTCGCCATGCGGCGCCGACAGCGATCCGAAGGCGCGCGTCAGCGCCGGCCGCGCGGTCGCCCGCGCGGACCTGAAATTGAACAGGCGCATGGAAATCTCTCCCGGCTGAAAATCCCTCTCCCGCCTTCGCGGGAGAGGAAGGGGCCCGCCGCGCGGCGGTGGGAAGGTGAGGGTCTTCGTCTTCGACCCGAGCGCCGGCCTTCAAAGAAGAAGACCCTCACCCAACCCTCTCCCGCGAAAGCGGGAGAGGGCTTCATGTGATCACAACACTCTCAGGCCCGGCGCCCCGCGCCGCTCCAGCAGCAGCGCGGTCAGCGCCCAGACCAGGGCGTCGGCGCGATCGGGCGAGCGGCCCGGGCCGTGATAGCCGCCGTCGAGCGTGAAGCCCGCCATCTCGTCCTCCAGCGCCGGAAAGGCACCGGCGTGGCGCACCTGCCCACGCTCGTAGAGCACCGACACCGGCTCGGCCCGCGCCGCCTTGCCGCGCGACGCATGGACCAGCCGCACCGGCAGCCCGGCGTCGCCGGCACGCAGCACGCTCTCCACCATCGCACCGCCATTGTTCGCCTCCGCGATCACCCGGTCGGCGCCATGGGCCCGCGCCGCCGCGACGACCGCCGCCGCCCAGCCCTCGGGCGCGAGGCCCTGCACGCTGGCATCCGCGATCACATAGCCGATGCCGTCGCGGCCGAGCGCCGCGACCACGATCCCGCAGGCATCCGATCCCGCGCCCGCGCCCGCCGGCGGATCGACGCCGATCACCACGCGCGAACGCTCGGGCACGTCGCGCACCCGGCACCGCTCGATCAGCGCGCGGGGCCACAGCGCGCCCTCCATCTCCTCGATCAGCTCGCCGTCCAGCTCCTGCCGGCCGAGCCGGGTGCCGGCATAATCGGCGGTGACGGCCGTCAGGAAATCCGCCGCGAGATGCGCCCGGTTGTCCGCGGTGCGGCCGCCGGAGACCGCGACGTCGTCCCGGTCCAGCAGCCGGCGCAGCAAGGCGACCGGCCGGGGCGTGGTGGTCGCCACGATGCGCGGCCGCTCGCCAAGCCGCAGGCCAAGTGCGAGATTGTCCCACGCCGCCGTGCCGGAGGGCCATTTGCCGATCTCGTCGCACCAGGCATGGCTGTGCTGCGGCCCGCGCAGGCTCTCCGGCTCGCCCGCCGAGAAGAGCCGCGCCTCGGCACCGGTCTGCCAGGTGAGCCGGCGCAGCGACGCCTCCCATTTCGGCCGGTCGTGCGGCGGCGCGATGGCGAGCAACCCGCTCTCGCCCTCCACCATCACCGCCCGCGCCTCGTCCAGCGTCGCGCCGACCAGGGCGATGCGGGCGGACCGGTCCCGCTCGGCCAGGCCCCGCACCCATTCGGCGCCCGCCCGTGTCTTGCCGAAGCCGCGCCCGGCCATCATCAGCCAGATGCGCCAGTCGCCGGGCGGCGCCATCTGCGCATCCCGCGCCCAGAAGAGCCAGCGATGCCGCATCGCCTCCGCCCTCTCCTCGCCGAAACCATGGAGCAGGCGGAGCAGATCGGCTTCGGAGAGCCGGCAGAGGCGCCCGGCGGTGATCTCACCGACATCAATCCGCATCGCCGACTTTCTTCTTCATGTCGGCGAGCTTGCGCGCCAGCCACTCGACCGCGCTTTCGCCGTCGACCGGCGGCCGCAAGGCACGCGCCGCCGTCACCGTGGAGCGATGCGCGGCGAGCAGCGCCATGCCGAGGCGATCGGAGAATTGCTCCTTCACCTCCTCGCCTTTCTCGTTGCGGGTGGTGCGGGCGACGACGCCGCCGAGCGCGCGCTCCAGCAGCACCAGCTCCAGCCGGGCATAGCCCTCGCACAGCGCCTCGTCCCACGCGGCGCGGAACTCGGCGGAGCGGCGGCGTTCGCGGTACGCGCTGCCGGGCATCATGCCGGCGGCGCGTTCGGACGCGGCGACGTTGGA